GAATAATGCCTTCATTCACAAACATGAATTTATTAACGTCTGCTGCTGTAAATGCATCTGCTGATGTTACGGCTGTTGGACTCCAATTCTTATCCTCTAGGATTTCATCAACCATCTGTGTACCTAGTGTCGGTGCATTGCCTTGAGTGATTTTGATTGCTTTAAAATAGTAGCGAACACCTTCTATCACATACCAACATATATCGTTGACTAGATAGCGCTTAGTGTTGTCATAGGCTTCATATAGGGATGCTGTAACTACTGCTTTCTTGCCTGCTGCTTTCTCTGAAGGCTTGATAGCAATGGCTGGTGTATCTGTTTCTTCTAATGGTGGTACTGCGAATTGGAAATCATCTATAGCCCAGTTGGTTAGATCCTCTGATGTGCGTAGCCATTTAAGTGGATGGTTAGCATGTGCTATGAAGAATTGATGTCTGTTTTGGCAGTAGTTGAGTTCTCTGATGTCTGTTGCTGAATACGGTGTACTCAGTGATTTGATAGTTGTGCCTTCAGGATTGAGTATGTCAATTTGGTTAGGCTTAAATACCAATATAAATGTGTCTGTGTGGCTTAGAGTAAATGGTAAGATCCTAACTGCATCTGCGACTTGTGCTATAGCTTGTGTGCCTGCTCTTTTACGGATGCCCCCTTCTATGATTGGTAGGACATTGAATGCTTCTTTAAGGCCGTTGCGGTATTGCTGAAGGTCTGTGCGTAGCCATATCTTTTTTGATAGTTCGCCACTGGTAAAGTTGTTTTTAATTAGATTGATCTTAGCCATGATTAACCTCTGATCAATGAATAATCTGAATCTTTAAAGAATTGCTGTGATGGTATTTCTTGTGCTTGTACTGCTTTGGCTGTCTTAATCAGCTCTTGAGCCTGCATATATAGGCTGTCTGAATTTCCTTGATTGCCTGTTGTAGCTTTGGTGATCTTTGATGCTATGTACAAGGCTAGGCATTCAATAAATAGGCTGTCGAATGTTTCTTCGTTCTTATTATCGAATACATAAACAAGATTTAGGGTTGGTTGGTTAGATAGCAGTCTGTCAGTTTCGACTACATAATCTTCTGTGTTGGTATTGATGATTCTGATTAGATCATCGGGGAGTTGGAATTGATAGCTGTACCCAAATTCAGGTTGTACTGCTAATGGATTTAGCTTGATACGTTTCGTTGCACATAAGAAAGGATGCATCCTTAAAAGTGCTTTACGTGATACGTCATAAACAGTCTTCATTCGTCTAGCAGTTGATGTGTTTTCCTCAAACGATGTAATTGAATCTGCACCAATCAAACTTAATGCTTGATTTGCGATGTCCACTCTAGTTGTCACTTCAGCTTCCTTAGTTATTGTTATTATTAGTATTGAAAGCCCCCTACCCTGTTATAGATAGAGAGCTTTGATTGTTTTTATAGTTGTTTCTATACTTTTAAATATAGTTGTATTTATACACTTATACTTTAAACTTGAATGCGACTACTTTCTTCTCGTCAGTACGAACGCAACCAGTTGCACGTTTTTCACCTAGAGATAAAGCACGACCCCAATCTTCACGTTCAACCATTTTGAATGGAGATACTACGTTCGAGCCATACTGTAATGCGTCTGATGTATATGCTACGCCAAGTGCTTTAGTTGCAGATTTGCCTGCTTGGATACCTTGATACTTGATCCAGTTCATACCCATAAAGTCTTTGATTGTGCCATCAGCTAATGGCTTGTATGAGTTGTAGTCTGCGCTAGATAACGTAGGATCAGAAAGAATCGCATTGATCATTGCAGCGTTGTATAGAATAGTGATCGGCTCTTCTACTTCATTTTCATCAAATGCTGTTTTGATGCTGATAAGCAATTCTTTGTTAAATGCTACAAGGTCATCACCTAAGATTTGGTCAGCTGGTAATGCAACACTCGTATAAACGTTAGTACCGTTTTCTTTACGTTGTGCTGTACCAATTAAGCCGTTGTAGATTGTACGGTCAACATGACGATTCCAACGCGCATGTAAACGCTGAATAACTTCATCTGTAGGTTGAGCAGCTAATTTGTAAAAATCATTAATATCTACGCGTGTGAAGTTGTCGAAGTTGGTCATCGGTGCTACACGACTTGCAAAGCTTACATCGGTATACGTTGCTTCACCAAAGCGAGTCGGAGTAGATAACGTATCACCTAATGAACTCATTTCGTTTAAGCTGAAACTTTCACCTTTAACTTCGCCAATTGATTTGATTGTACCTAATAGTTTTGATTCTTTTTGTTCAACAAGTGCCAAATACACTTCTGAATATTGTTTCTTAAAAATTGAGTCTATTGAATCCCAAGACATTATTTTTTATCCTTATTTTTTGTTTTAATAAAATTATTTTTATTTGTATTAATAGAGCTATTTATAGTTGTATTTTTAGTTCTATGTATTGTTGTAATGGTTGTAGAGCTAGTGATGGCTCAGTTGTCCGAATGGGCTGATGTGTGTGAATACCGTTCCTATGCTCTACATAAGGACTAGGTATGGCTTGATGCTTTATCTGAACGCCACTTCAGGAGCAATTTGTTTTAGCGTAGGCTGTTGTAATATGCGTCGATTTGCGCTTTGACAGACTTGTGATCAGGGTGCTTTTGGTCATACCAAGCTTCACTACGCATTAACGATTGAACGTCTACGTTGACTGGTACACCGTTGCCGACTGGCTTATCTTCTTTTAATTGTGAACCGTAGTAAGCAGCCATCTTGATGAATGCCACATTGTTTCCAATCTGAGGATCATTGATTTGCTCTTCGGTAATACCACAAGCTTTAGCTGCTTTGATGGCGTTAAAGATGTTGGCCTCATAGTTCGATCCCCATTCACTTTGTAGTGTCTGAATCGTTGTATCTGTGTCCATCTGTGATGAATTGGATACCAAGTCAATTGCGCGTTTATCGTATTCCGATAACAAAAAGTCGAGCTGTTTATTGTTGATGCCTTGAGCATGTGCTGCCTTCAGGAATGAATTATTCGACTCGTCTTTCTTAAACTCGTTAAAGTCAAAACCTTCTCTTTCTACCTTATAGTCTTCAACCGTTGCTGGTACGACTTCACCAGTTCCGACTTTCTTTTCCAAGTAGCTGTAGCTCTCATTCATTTTGGCTACAGTCGCTTTATAGTCGATAGATCCGTCTTCACCTGTTACTTTAAATTTATCAGGAATACTTGTATCTATAGTTGTATTATTAGTTGTACTTAATACAGTATTATTAGTTGTATTATTATCCGTATTTGAATCTGTTACGTTTTCAACATGTTCTACATTGTCTGTCATTAATTTCTCTTTTTTATTCTAGTTTATTGTTTTTGTTCTAGTTCTTTAATACACGTAAGGATGAAGTCGATAACGTCCTTCTGTCCTAGATTAAAGTTTGTTTGGTTGACGTTGTTCGGATCAAACATGAGCTTGGCATGAAATAGCTGTATCAGTTCATCCAATACTGCTAATCCTTGTCCATTCGTGAAGATCTGATAATTCTTATTGTTGTCCAAGTACTTCTCCTAGCTGTTCAGGTGTCATGTTCTTAGCTTGGTCTTTGGCTATATCCATTGCTGTAGCTCCCATACCTTGCATCATTGTCTGCTGTTGCTGTTGCTCTTGCAGTGCCTGTTGCTGGTCTTGTTTAGCTTGTCTGAGCTGTAGGATTTCTTCTTCTGTGCGAATCGCTTGTACTGGTACTGCTAGAGCATCTGACATGATCTGCACCATTGCATCGAGGTTCACGTTATCCATCACTGTAGGATCTATCTGTGCCATTTGACCAACATTGGCCATAAGGTTCTGAATTGAGATTACCCATTCACCTTTTTGTGAGTTCGCTAATGGATTGAGGAATGACCAGCTTACCCCTGATACTTGCATAAGTTCTTCAGGTGCAGGCGGCAGCATATTGCTTCGCATTGCCAAGCCCCAGAGTCTATCGAGCAAGGATTGTAGGTATTCGCTTTGCATCCTGCTGAAAACAGCACCTAGTTGTTGACGATACACGGCCACTCTTGCACTGATTTCAGTTGCTGTTAATGGTTGTGCTCTGTTCTCACT